CGGCTTTGGGCATCATCCCCATACGAGAGGATTCTACGTGTAGGTGGGGCTGTATTGATATTGACAGTTATGATCTCAACCACAGCGGCCTCATTCAAAGCATACGAAATCTTAATTTCCCCTTAATAGTTTGTAGATCAAAATCAGGTGGTGCACATGTATTCTTGTTCACAAAAGAATTTGTACCTGCATCACTCATGCAAAGCACACTTAAAAAAATATCTAGAGTTTTAGGATACGAGGGGTCTGAAATATTCCCTAAACAAACAGAAATACTTGTAGAACGTGGAGACACAGGTAATTTTTTAAATCTACCTTATTATAATGAAACAAAAGGTTTGCGTTATGCAATCGATGATCAAGGCAACGCAGCTAGTTTAGAATCATTCTATTCTATGTATGACCAGTATGCATGCACAGAAAATAAAATTAGAGAAATAAAATTTGAAGATAAAAAAATAGAAGAAGCATTTCCGTCTGGACCACCTTGTTTGAACAAATTAGCATCGACTGGTTTTGGTGAAGGATCTAGAAACAATGCTTTATTTAACATTGCTGTTTACTACAAACAAGCACACCCTGATAGTTGGGAAGATAAAATTGTAGAAGCTAATTTAAAATATATGGAACCGAAGTTAAGTAATGGTGAGGTTCAACAATTAATCAAATCTGTAAATAGAAAAGGTTACGACAAGTATAGATGTAAAGACGCACCAATCAACGCGGTCTGTCAATCAGGTCTGTGTAGAACAAAACGTTTTGGTGTGGGCTTTGGTGAAGAAGAAATGCCAATGTTAGGTAACTTAACTAAATACAAATCAACTCCGCCACAATGGTTTTTAGATGTGGATGGAACGCGGATCGAATTAAAAACAGAACAACTGTATAGCTCACCTTTATTTGCATTAGCGTGTTTAGACCAAGCCAACCTGGTTGTGCCTGTGCACAAAGGCAAAGATTGGAAACAATATTTTTTAAAACCAATGATGCAAAACTTACAAGAAGTAGAGCCATTAGAATCTTTAAATCCAACAAATCAATTGACTGGGTTATTACAAGACTGGACTACAAACAGACAAGCAGCAAGAACAATGGATGACGTATTTAACAAACTACCTTTTACAGATGAAAATAAAGAATTTACATATTTTAGAATGGATGACTTCTATGCGTTTCTTAAAAAAAATAATTGGGAAATGGATAAAATTAAAACAGGTAATCTTTTAAAAAGATTAGATGACGTATTTGTTTCTGAAGAAAGAGTTAGAATCAAAAAACAACAACCAAGACTAATAAAAATAAAAACTATGAAACAAACAGAAGCCGCTGTTTCAAAAGTTGAATACCATAAGGAGGTGTACTAATGGCAGCTAGAATGGAACTGTTAACATTAACAATGTTTACATCATTTTGGATCTACCTACATTTAATCACATGAATAAAATAGGAATCAATTGGAAGTTAAGATACGAGTTAGAGAGAGGACGAAATGAATTGTTAGAAACAAAAATAGATATATTAATAAGGAGATTGAGAAAATATGAAAACCATAATATTAGGCCCGCCCGGAACAGGAAAGACAACAACGTTATTAAATTTAGTCGATCAGTTCATACAACAAGGGATAAGGCCTAAACAAATAGGATACTTTTCTTTTACTAGAAAAGCAGCGAGAGAAGCAGCGACAAGAGCTGCGGAAAAATTTGGTCTTGATGCAGAAAAAGATTTAGAAAACTTTAGAACACTACATTCTTATGCTTTCAGTCGTTTGGCCATGTCAAAAGAAAAAATGATGACGGCAGAAAATTACAGAGAATTTGGTAAATTAGTTGGCATACCTATCAAAACAGGTAAATATTCAGAGGATGATGGCACATTTAATTCAGACAATGAATACTTAACCATCATGAATACAGCTAGAGTTAAACGTATGGACCTATTAGAATACTATGACTCTAGACAAAACATATTAGATATAGAAAGAGATACTTTATATTTATTATCAGAGGAACTGAAGAGATATAAAAAAGAAAAAGGACTCAAAGACTTTACAGATTTATTAGAGGATTTTATTGCACAAGAAACTAAACAAAATTTTGAGGCATTGTTCATAGATGAAGCACAAGATTTATCTTTAATACAATGGGAAATGGTTAGATCTTTGTGGGCTAATGCAAAGAAAACTTATATAGCAGGCGATGATGACCAAGCAATATTTAAATGGGCTGGTGCAGATGTAGATCATTTCATAGCTTTAAAAGAAGAAGTTAATGATATTAAAGTATTAGATCAGTCATACAGAATACCCGGTGGACCAATACACGAACTATCACAAAAGATAATTAGTAAAGTACAAAACAGATTTAATAAAGATTATAAACCAAGAACAGAACATGGAATATTACGTAGATATTCTGATGTAACACAAGTCAACATGTCAGAGGGTAATTGGTTAGTCTTATCATCAGCAAATCATTTCCTTGATGATGTAAAAGATTTATGTGAACTACAAGGTTGGTATTATCAACACAGAGGATCTAACTCTGTTCCACTAAAACTTTTGATAGCTTTAAATAACTGGGAGAAATGGCGTAAAGGAGATATTGCTTTGGGTACAATAGAAATAAAAAATATATATCAATATCTAGGTGATAAAGTTTTGGTTGGTTTTAGATCTGGTAAAACTCTGCATTCTGATAAAAAATATTTGATTAGAGATTGTCAAGCTGAACATGGTTTAGTCACAACAGATGTTTGGTATGAAGCCTTTGATGGTTTAGATACCATCACAGAAAACTACATTCGTAACATGCGGGCGAATGGAGAACAGATAAATAAAAATCCGCGTATCATTATGTCAACAATACATGGAGCAAAAGGAGGAGAAGCCGACAAGGTTTTGCTTATGCAAGATCTGACCAATGCAGCACTAGAAACTTTTAGTCATGACCCTGATGAATTACATAGATTATTCTATACTGGAGCGACGAGAGCGAAGCGTGAATTGCATGTGTTAGATCCAAAAAACTTTGATCGAGCTTATATATTATGAAGTCATTAAAAAAGCAGATAGGCGGTTCACACTATCAAGATTTTGTCATTCAGCCGGCAGAATTCATTAACAAGAATAGGTTGCTTTTTGCGGAAGCCAACGCTATAAAGTATATATGTAGGCATTCCAAAAAAGGAGGCATACAAGATATAGATAAAGCAATACATTATCTAGAAATGGTAAAGGAGAGAGACTACTCGTGAGAAGAACACAAATGCCCCTATTCACCCCTGAAACAGAGTGGGTAATGCCAGATGAACTTAAAGATTTAAGTGAATACAAAGAAATAGCAATCGATTTAGAAACTAACGATCCAGACCTAAAAACACTTGGTTCTGGTAATGTCATCAAAAGAGGGCACATTGCAGGCGTTGCGGTGGCCGTAGAGGGCTGGCAAGGGTATTATCCGATACATCATGAGCAAGGGGGTAATATGGACCAAAAATTGGTCTTAAAATGGCTTAAAGATGTTCTAAAACAACAAGATACTACGTTTATATTTCATAATGCTATGTATGATGTGTGCTGGTTAAGGTCAGCAGGGTTGACCATAAAAGGACCCATTGTGGACACCATGATAGCTGCATCACTAATTGATGAGAACAGATTAAGTTATCAATTAAATACACTAGCAAAACATTACGCAGGCGAAGGTAAAGACGAAAAGATTTTAATAGAAGCTGCAAAAGAATATGGATTAGATCCAAAAGCAGATATGTGGAGATTACCTCCAATGTTTGTAGGTCAGTATGCAGAACAAGATGCAAAGTCTACACTTAAACTTTGGCAGAGATTAAAAATAGAATTATACAATCAAGAGCTGATGGACATCTTTAATTTAGAAACCAGATTGTTTCCATGTCTTGTTGATATGAGATTCAAGGGAGTTAAAGTTGATTTAGAAAAAGCACAAAATATTAAACAAAATTTAATCAAAAGGGAAGAGTCTTTAATAAAAAAAATAAAAGATTTAACTGGTGTAGACGTAGAAATTATGGCAGCCAGATCAATAGCAAAAGCTTTTGATAAACTTAAACTTCCATACGATAGAACTGTAAAGAGTAATGAACCAAGCTTTACAAAAAACTTTTTACAGAATCACCCACACGAATTACCACAAGCTATTGCAGAGGCAAGAGAACTAAACAAAGCTCACACTACGTTTATAGATTCTATTACTAAACATGAACACAAAGGTAGAATACATGCAGATATAAATCAAATTAGATCAGACCAGGGAGGTACAGTTACCGGTAGATTTAGTATGAGCAATCCAAACTTACAACAAATACCTGCAAGACATCCTGAACTTGGTCCTTTAATTAGATCTATATTTATACCAGAAGATAAACATGTTTGGGGTAGTTTTGACTACTCACAACAAGAACCTAGAATTTTAGTGCACTACGCAAAACTGCAAAATTTGTCAGGAGTTGATGAAATTGTAGACGCATACAAGGCCGGAGACGCTGATTTCCACCAGGTCGTGGCCGATATGGCAGGCATAGAACGAAAGCAAGCCAAGACGATTAATTTAGGTCTCATGTATGGAATGGGTAAAAATAAATTGATGGCAGAACTAGGTTTAATGAAAGAGTCTGCGGAGAAACTAATCAAGCAATATCACACTAAAGCTCCCTTTGTAAAACAGCTTATGGATAATGTATCCAGAAGAGCAAATGATAGAGGTAAGATCAGAACTTTGTTAGGTCGTGCATGTCATTTTGATTTATGGCAGCCTGTCCAATTTGGGGTTTTTAAACCTTTGCCCTTAGAAGAAGCTAGAAAAGAATATGATGAGCCCTTAAAACGTGCATTCACTTACAAAGCTTTAAATAAATTAATACAAGGAAGTGCTGCAGATATGACAAAAAAATCTATGGTATGTCTCTATGAGAATGGTATAATACCACACATACAAATTCATGATGAAGTTGATATTTCTGTTGAATCTGATGTACACGCAGAAGAAATAATTAAGATTATGGAAGCTGCTGTTGAATTACAAGTCCCTAACAAGGTAGACTACGAGAAGGGAGAAAACTGGGGTGAAATTAAATAATGGCATATTTAAATGCAAACATACCGGCGACGTACGCACAGATCAGAAAAGAATATCTTTATGATCTTAAAAAACACCATGGCGAAGTTGAAGACTGTATTATCTTCGGCATATCGTGTATGGGTGGAAGGGCTATATTATTTCACGCTATTATGGGTAACGGTGCAATATTTTATCGCCTTCCTATTAGCGCGTTTATTCAGCAAGGATATAAACCAGAAAACGTTCCCAAGCGACGCCTTGATGAACTTGAGCTTTGGAATTCTTTTAGCTATTATCCTGCTGTTACTTGCTGGTCTATTCTAAGCGCAGCTTCAGGCAAATACATTGGTAAAGATAAAAAATGGCACCACGGCAGGTATTTATTTACGGTTGACTTTGCTCATCCAGAAACTAATATAATGGATCCGGACCATTCCGAGATACCGCACGAACATAAGTGCGCGCACATAATTGCTCTCGATGATGGCAATTTTGCTGCACAACCTAACAACAGATGTATTTGGGATTTACCTTCTTTCACAGTGAAAGATAACATTCCAGATTGGAAAGTGCAGACTAACGAATGGAACGTTGAAGACACAGGTAAGTGGAAAACAGAAGACACTGACAAGTTCTTCTATGAAATTGAGGAAAAAAAACATGATTAAAAAAATTTGGAATAAAGTAAAACAAATTTGGAATTGGATATTATCTAAATTCTTATAGCGCTTATAAGATAGGGTGGTGCGGGAGACTGTATCACCCGGTACTAATTATGAAAACAATACCTGACGCGATTACAGACATCAAAAGATTTACAAAAAGAGTAATAGATGTGCCTTTATCGTGGATGGAATCTCTAGGTTGTTGGATGAGTAACTACGCCTGGAATAAAAGATGGAAAAATAGAAAAGATGGATACGGATACAGAGATGAAGACTTGTAAAAATTGTCACCACAAGTGTCATTGTGATGGTGACTTACATGCAGATGAATATGGTTTATGTACCTGTGAGGAGTGTAAATGTTAATAGGAGATAATGATGAACTATTATATGACTATAATACTTTTCATATTAATTATTTTGTTGGGAATCTTTGGAGGACCTTCTAGTTATGGCGCTTAAAATCTCAGAGTCGGCTTCGGTGCAGATGCCTATGAAGACGGTTGCCAGTTTGATCACAATAATTGCAGTTGGAACCTGGGCTTATTTTGGTATTCATGAAAAATTAAATCAACACTCAACAAAGATAGAGTTGATGCAAAAAGATTTAGAACAGAACTCAGAGTTTAGAATTAAATATCCAAGAGGTGAGTTAGGTCAATCAGCTGGAGAAGCAGAGCTTTTTATGATTGTAGAACACGTTAGTGGTTTATTAGAAGATGTTGAATCAGAAATAAAAGGTATGAGAAACAACGCTGTTAACATAGAATTTTTAAAGAAAAGAACTGAGAAGTTAACTGAAGATGTAGAGAAACTAATTAGGAACGGAAATGGAAAGAATCACTAGAAAAATTTTAGATTATATCTCTGATCAAGAGAAAAAAGCAAAGCAAATGAGCTATGTAAAAGATCTCAAAAAAGAAGTAGAGATCAATGGCACAGGCACACATAAGTACAGAATTAAATATGGGCCAAACAAAGGAAAGGTAGTACGATGATAGAGACTGTGTTTGCACTTATTCTAACGTTAAACGGAAATATGATAGAACATGTATACAAACCGTCGTTATCCGATTGTTTGAAATCAAAGCGTATCGCGCAGAACGAGGTAAATCCTGAGAGAGTTGTATTTACTTGCAAGAAAGTAAAAGCTCAAACAGAGATATACATGGATCGAAAAAAGATTATTAAAATATTATAATGGAAGTTATCTGTTATATTCTTATTATACTCTGGCTTATGGGCCAGTCATGAAGAAACCAAATAAGAAAAAAAATCCCATAGCAAGACAATTAAAACACTTTACTTCAAAAATTTTTAAGAATAAGAAAAGATATGACAGAAAAAAACTGGAAGCAAAAAGTCTTAGAGACTGAGATTGTATCAGGACATTGTCCTGAGTGTGAGATGTACACTATTCTGGTTGGTTTACAAAGAGCATTTTATAGATGCACTAATTGTGGTTATGACGTCGAACAAAAAGTAAATGGTGTGATTCAATATATGAGAATAGATAAAAACACCAGGATGACACTACTCGACGAACATGGCCAAGATTAAAGGATTTTTAAATAAGATAGCACACGAACCTGTCTTTCACAAAACAAGTATTGGACGTAGACCCAGCTTGCAAAAAATGAACAAACACAAACGAAAAAATTTTAAGCCCTATCGGGGACAAGGACGTTAATGAAATTTATATTAGTATTTACAATCTGCGCACAAATGTATCAACATTGCTTACCGCCTACTTCACACAAAGAGGTGTATACAACACACTATGAGTGTGCAACTTCAGGTTATGAAATCGCGTCAGAGATGTTAGTTCAAATGGGGCAGAATCGTGTCAACAATGACCAAATTGTGATTGCTTTTGCATGCGAACCTAAAATGGACATTTAATGTTGCCGTGAGCAAGAAAGCTCACGGCAAACAAAAGGTGTGAGAAGAGATCGCCAGAATACATGAAAAATTTTTTTCTTGCAACCCTTGTTTTTTTATTATACTTTCCCATATAAATGATAACAAAAACTAATAATAGAAAGGATAATAATGCGTTATACATATAAAGTAAGAGAACTAGGACCAAAACAATTAGGCATGCAAAACGAAGAATATGTTGAAGTTGGAGAGTCAAAAGACATGGAAGCTATGTCTCTTAAAAAACTAAAAGCTAAACTTGATCATAAAAAGGAATATCATATAGAATATACCAACAAAAAAGGTAATTTTATATCAACAACAATAACCGGAAAGGAGAACAAATAATGGCGAATCCAAAAGAACATAAATCTGTATCTGTGCCAAAACCAGCGTATGACATGGCTGTGTTTTTACGGGACAAGATTATTGAGGATACAAAATTAAGTATAAGTAAAGTAGTGGAAACTGCTTTAAGAAAGCAGGCAAAGAAGTATGGCTACAAAAACGGGAAAGTATAAGATCTTTTGCCCTCAATGTAAGGGTAATGGATTTTACCGAGTGCCTTATCACTTGGCTAAAGAAGAGGTACACGTACAATGTGATGATTGTGAAAGAACTGGAGAGTTGTGGGTTGAGGATAAACTTGAACCCACAGAACTCAGGGACAAAGGTGTAATATGAAGAAGGATAAAAAAGTAAAAAAAGATAAAAAGAAATACAACGCAGTGCACGCGTATACTGCAATGTTAAAACTATTTAGAGAAAACTATGGCAATAAAACAAAGAATAAAATTCAAAGATGACCAGGCTAGGGGTACAAGTCCTGCAGAATTGCGTTCCTCTGGACCTAAGCAACGACCTGAAAAGGTAGCGACGACGCCTGGCGTTAAGGGGGAGAGTATCAGACGTGATGTCTCCCTTGACGATATGGAGTTTCTAGCCCATCTAAAAAAATTTTTTAAGGGATAATGCCGTACAAAGATAGAAGTAAAAGTGCTCTTTTTGATTTTGAATATCGTAACACTAAAAGAGGTTTTATTGTTACTAAGATTGTTTCTATCTTTAAACCGTCTAATTTAAAAAGAAAGGATAGAAATCGTTCTTGGGCACCTACATGTACTAAGGAGGATGTTTATCAAAAACTTATGAACCATGCTATTGAAATGAAAAGATTATACCCACAAACTGATGGGTTTCTTTGTACTTATTGTAAAGCCCCTTTTACATATAAAACAAATTACACAAGACGTAATCCTGGTGATAAACGTAAAAAAAGATCTAAAACTGATCCTAGTAAAGATAAAAACTTTTCTATTGATAGGTGGGATCCTAATGTAACTTATACTTATGATAATATAAAATTTTGTTGTCTTGGTTGTAATAATAGAAAGTCATCATCAACACCGATGGATTGGAAAAACTTTATTGAAGGAGGAAATTTTTTAAATGAAACACAACTCTAGTTATATCTATCCTAAGACGGTTAGAACCATGATCGACGGTAAACGTCACTATGATATTGATGGTGGTAAATGGAAACTGCCTAGTGTAACGACGATATTGAGTGCCACACAGACAGCCGAGAAGCGTGAATCGTTAGCGAAGTGGCGTAGACGAGAGGGAGCTGAAAATGCAGCGCGGATCGTTGAGCAATCAGGAGCAAGAGGGACAGCGATGCACAAGATACTTGAGAAGTGGGTATTGGGTGAAGGATACATGGACATGACAACTGTTGGCCAAGAAGCACACAACATGGCTAAACAAGTTATTGAACAAGGTCTTTGTAATGTTTCAGAATATTATGGATCAGAAGTAACTTTATACTATCCTGGTCTATATGCAGGACAAACAGATTTAGTGGGCCTACATAAGAATGACATGGCCGTAATAGACTTCAAGCAAACAAACAAACCAAAGAGACGTGAGTGGATTGAAGATTATTGTATACAGTTAGCTGCCTATACAATGGCACATAACTTTGTACATAAAACTAACATATCTAAAGGTGTGATAATGATGTGTAGTAAAGATAACTTTTATCAAGAGTTTATCATAGCCGGACTCGAGATGAAAAAATATATGCACCAATGGCTAAAACGAGTAGATCAATTCTACGATGAACTGAAAGGAAAAGATGAGTAAAGAGAAAATGAAAAATGGGTATCATCAACTTAATACCCCTATAGTAACTCACATGTGTAATTTAATGCAGTGGGTTTATAGTGATCCTCAAATAAGAGGAAAGTTTGATAAGTTAATGGTGAATGGAGAAGAGAAAAAAGTAGCTCCATTTCTATCGGCTCTTCAAGCTTTTATACTAACAACTGCCACATCCATGAGAGAACCAGGCCAAGAAAAATTTAGAATTAAATCTGGTGATGAATTAAAATTAGCTATGGACAAAGTTATTATGTTGTTAGAAACCTATCTAGAACAACCCCTAAGATCGAACTTAATTAATGGATTAGATATGTATGTTAGTAATAGCAAATTTGAATCAAAACCTATTTCTGATGAACATGCTGACCTATTGTTTAGAAAGAAACCTAACTAATGAGTTTAAGATTAAGAGATCTACAACAAATTCTAGGTAAGTTTACTGATGGAAACAAAGGTACAGCTATATCTGATTGTTTTATTTACATGGAAAACGACCAAGGTGGGTTGAATGAGATAGGTAAAATAGAACTACAAGAGAGCAGAATGATAGGTAAAGCAAATAGTTCGGCTGCCTGGCGGGTTGTACTCAAAAAAGACGTGAAATATACGTATTTACAATCCACAACTTATAAACGGAGTTAAGTGTATGTTCACATTTTGGCCACATTTTAGTCACAATTTGGACCAAAAATACAACCTGGCGTGTGCCAACATAAAAGATATTTTTGAGCATTTATTTTTTTAAGTGATAGCAAAAGTTTTCGGTGGCACAGTGGCACAAGGGGTGTTTTTGGACTATAAGCGTTGGTATAAGCGAATAATAGCTGTGCCAGAGCAGATTTTTCTGGTGGCACAGGTGGCACACTATACAAAGTTGGTATCCCGCGCGCGGGACTTTTTTGGTTTTTGTAAAAACAAAATTGCCCTAAAATATCTCTTATATGCTAAAACAAGGTATGAAACGTAGGAAAAAATCTAAATACAAGTATGCAGTCATTGGTAAGAAGAAATACTACTTCTACAAGATAGTTTGGATTGATCCGTGCGGGGACGCAGGGCATGCAGATGTAGATGAAATGAAAAAGTTACTACCAGCCACAATGGTATCACAAGCATATATCTTTGATAAGAATAAGAAATATGTTTGGACTTTTGCTTCTTATGATACTGAGTCTGCAGTATTTTCAGATAGGAATTGCTTTCCTCGTAGTATAATATCGAAGATGGAGAAGATAAAACTATGACAAGAACAACAGAGTTTACATATAGACTCAATTGTATTTTAAAAAGGTGTAAGCAAGAGGGTAAATGGGATTTGTTATCAAGATTAGCATACAAATATGGTATCGTTATAACAGGAGATAAATACTATGACTTTTAATTATAAAAAATACTTAGATAAATTTCATCAGTGGCATCTATTTTACAGAACAGAAATAGTTTGTTTTGTATGTGGATTCTTACTTGGTGTAATAATTATATGAGAAATAAGACCTTGACTAAGAACATGCCGTTTGTAAAATGGCACGCTATACCGCCCGTAAAAGGGCCTGACTCACAAGGAGTAAAACATGGAAGTAATAAGAAAAACCCTAGCTTTAATAAAAAGTCTTTGGGTAAAAGTAAATGAGTTTTTTAATCGGATACAGGGCGCTGTTCTATTTCTGATTTTGGTTGTGACTCTTCTGGACTAACATTAATCAAACCTTTATGATCATCAAGAATCTTAGCCATCTTGGCTTCAAGTTCTTTTTCTGACATATTATCTAGATTACCAGACAATATAAGTTTTTGATCCACGTAAAGCCCACCAGCTTTACCACGTGCTACTTCTGCATTTATGGCTGCAGACCAAGCACCTTTTTTCATAGCGTCATCTCTGAGTTTAGCGAGTTCACCAAGATGTCTGCCCAAATCTATATCATATTTCTCTTGAATCTCACGTCTCAGCTCTCCGATATATGACACAACAAGAGGAGATATCTTTGGATTACGTAGTTCAGATGCTGCTTGTCTGGGTCTTGTCTTGTATCCAGCTTCATATGCACATTCAGATGCACTCTTTCTGCCCTCATTGTAGACCAAAAGCTCTGCAAATTTCATCTGTTTTTCTGTTAATTGTCTAGGTAAACCCATTATTGACATATATCGTACTCTAGCGTACAAGTCAATTTATGAAGACTATTATATTTATATTAAGTTTAGCTGGAGCAAGTTCAGA